GTGCGATTGCAGTCTACGTCAGATTTTGTCAGAGTACAAGAGCATCACAACATGTCTCCACGCATGCGCGCCCGCGTCGACTCAGGCAGCGCCTCGAACTCTTCGAGGGTCATCTGCGAGATGTTCGGCAAGCCCTTCTCACCGAGCTTGTCGGAGTCCATACCGACGTCCTTCATGCTGGGCGGCTGCTGCTTCTGCGCCTCGAGGTTCTTGGCCACCTGTGCCGCCTTGCGGTCGGGTGCCTTGGCAGCGGCCAGCCCCTGCTCGGGCTCGGCAGGCGTCTCGCGCGCGGCGCGCCGCAGCACGAACCCGGTAGCCTCGGCCAGCGCCTTGCTCGGCGCGAGGCCCTGCTGCACCAAGCGGCTCTGGCGGTCGAGGATCATCTCCACCAGCTCGCCGTCGTAGGTCTCGCTCTGCGGGTTGAGCTCGTGGTGCTCGGCTTCGATCTTGGCCACGGCCAGCTCGAAGCGCTCGGCCTCGAGGATCTGGTTGGTCGTCTGCGCGGCGTCCTGCTGCGCCTCGATGCGGGCGATCTGCCGCTCGGAGTGGCGAATCTGGCGCATGACTTCAGCAGCCTGCGCGCTCTCACCGTCGATCAGAAGGCCTTGATACTTGGTCTCGAGCTCGGAGATGGAGGTCTCGATCTTCTCGATCTCCTGCGTGATGCCGACCGTCTGCTGGCGCTCGACCAGCTGACGCTCGAGCTCGATAGCGCGCCGCTCGGCAGCTTCCCGGGCCTCACGCTCCTTGCCCACCGCCTCGTCGAAGCGCGCCTTGGGGATACCGGCGAAGCGGCCTTTCTCGTCGCGCGGGGTCTCTTCCTCAGCAGCTTCCTCGGCCTCAGGCCCCTCTTTCTCGGCCTCGGGCTCGGCTACCGTTTCCTTCTCGGCCTCGGGCTCGGCCTTGCCTTCGGGCTCGGTCACCGCCTCTTTCTCGGATTCTTCAACGGGCAGGTCGTCATCAAGAAAGTCACCACGGGCAATGCGTTGCGGGTCCATAGGTCAGTCCTTTTTGGTTGCGGGTTGGCTGGCGGTTTGTTGGCCCGCCCGGAGGGCGGCTACACGCTGAGCGACCGCCTGCTGCTCAGCCTGTTGTCTCTTGATCTGCAGCTCTTCGCGCACCTGCTCGCGCTTGAGGGCGAGCTCGCCCTGCACCTTCTCGCGCTCAAGCTCGAACTGCAGGGTCATTTTCTCGCGCTCGAGCGCCATCTGCTGCTCCATGCGGCTGCGCTCGATCTCCATCTGGACGCTCGCGCGCTGCGCCTCGACGGCCTGCTGCGGGTCGGGCTGACCGGACATGGCCATCTGCATCTCCATCATCTCTTTCTGCGCACGTACCTTGGCGAGCTCGGCCTTGGCCATGGTCTCCTCGGCCATCGCCTCGGACTTGGCCACCTCGGCTTCCTCGCCGCGCTGCTGGCGCTCCTGCGCGGCCTGCGCCTCGGGCGACTCCTGATCGCCGTTCATCATCTTGATGATCTCGGCACGGCGCATCAGGCGGCTGTTCTCGATGAGTACCTCGGGCGGGATGGGCAGGCCCATCTCCAGCATGGCGCGCGCCTGCTCGAACTGCGTATCCTCGAGCGTGGCGCGGTGCGGGGTGCTGGTGACCACGATGTCGTACTCGCCGATAGTCAGGTCGTTGATGATCTGACCGGTCACCGGGTCGGGCTGGTTGACCTCGACCTGCTCCTCGTCGTGGGTGATGGTGTCCTTGACGATGCTGATCAAGCGCGGCTCGGTGTAGTAGACCTGCACGATGTCGAGCACGGCCCGGGCGAGCAGCCAGTCGGTGCGCTCGAGGTTGTCGATGGGCTTGGTGAGGTTGACCGCCCCGCGCTGCTGCTTGTAGGCGATGGCCTTGGCGGCGACGTCCTCGCGGTCGAAGCCCTGCATGGAGTCGGACACGCCGCTGATGGTCTTGATGTGATCCTCGGTCTTCATCGACACGCGGTCCAGACCCGTCGGGACTTGGTTGGGCTTGAGCTTCTCGGGTGCCTGCGAGCCCTTGCGGTACTCGATTACGAGGCCGGTCTGCGCGCCCTTGGTCTCGAGCTCCTCGATGCTCATGTTGACCAAGGAGTTCTCTTCGACGATGTAGCCGCTGTTGGCCGTGGTGTTGATCACGTGCAGCTCTTGACTGGAGACCTTGTTCAGAATCTCCTGCGGGCCGAGCAGGTTCTCGACCAGACCGATGGTGCGACCGTAGCGGAAGTACGGGAAGTACGGCACCACGGTGAAGTGCTTGTAGGGCGACCAGTCGTCGTGCAGCACGTGGCTGTCGGCGGTGGCGGTCCAGCGGATGCGTTTGACCAGCTTCTTGGTCGTGTTGAGCGCCCCGCCCGCCTTGGCCAGCACGTCGGACACGCGGTTCCTGTCCCAGTCGGCAGGCACCGGGCGCATGTCACCGGTCTCGATGTCGACGAAGTGGAGCTGACGGTCGAGCTTGCGGTACTGGCGCTCGAGCACGCGCACGTTGCGCCGCACCGACTTGTCGTCGGCGAGGTTCATGTACGCCTCGGCGTCGAGCGCCATGCCACTGAAGCGGTCGCGGTAGCGCTCGACGCTGTCGTAGCCGTACATGTACTCGCTACCGCTCTTGCTCTCGAGCTCCTTGGCGTCGTCGGGGTTGTAGAGGACGGCGATGTCGTCGACCGACATCCACTTGCTCACGAACACGTCGGCCCACTTGTCCGGGTCGTACTCCTCGGCGTCGGGGTCGATCACCACGTTCTTACCGTTGAGCTGAGCGATGCGTACCTCGCCTTCCTGCGAGTCGGTGAAGTCGAGCCGCACGTCGTAGAACCCACGTGAGCGGATGATGCCGTCGGCGAAGACGTCGGAGCGCGCCCACGGCAGCTGGTTGTTCTGGCTGATCTGCATCCACACCTTGGTCAGCGCCTCGGCTACCTCGGCGGGGGAGCCTGCCGACGGGCGGAAGAGCACCTCGATGCGGTTCTGAATCTGCTCGCCCAGCACCGTGGCGATGGTGGAGAGAATCTTGTTGATGGTGATGGCTGGACGGCGCGCGTTGCGCAGTGCTTGGAGGTCGGCGGCTTCCCACTGCTCCCCCGCCATGAACTTCTCGCACTTGTCGGCTTTCTGCACGAACTCGAGATGACCATTGTCACGACAGTACGCGTACCGGTTCCACATTTCATGAGCGAGGGAGGTGTCAACGGGCATGTGCGTGTCCAGTGCGGAAAATTTCGTAAGAGTCTATCAGTGTTTGTCAGAGTATGCTATGCAGACATGTGCGAACCAGTCGTTTCGCCGAGTATGGTTGTGAGGCGTTTCTTCCACGAATCCTCGGGGTCGCGTACCGTGACGATCTCCCGGCGCGGAGCGGCGCGGCTGAGCGTGAGGCGCACCGTCCAGCTGAGCGCGTCGACCTGATCGTCGTTCTTGCCAGCGGGGAAGTGCAGCAGCTCGCGCTGCAGCTCGGAGAAGAACCCGGTGTGCTTGTCGAAGAACACCTTGCCCTGCTGCATGTGGCCCCTGAGCGGGGTGGCGCGCACCATCTTGTCGGTGAGCGGCTTGAGCGTCTCGTAGGCCGGGTAGTAGCGGCGGTCCTCGCAGGCGCGCAGGAACGGAGCCTCGAGCGCCTTCCATATCTGCCCGTCCTCAACCCCGAGGAGGTCGGCCTGCCAGTGCTCGGCAAAGTCGAGGATGGTCTCGGTGATCACGAAGCTGTCACCGCTCTTGAAGCGGCGCACGTCGAGCACGTAGAGGTTGGCCCGGTGGTCCTGACCCACGCACATCCCCACGGTGTAGTCGCTGTCCTTGCCCTCGCTGATGGCGAAGTCCCACGCCTGATAGACGAACATGTCCTGACGCGAGGGTGCGGTGCCGTAGTAGCGGAACATGTCCGCACCGAAGTAGTTGCCCTCGTCGGGCACCGGGTTCTGCTGGAAGAGCGCGTCCCACACGCGCTTCTGGCCCCCGGCGATGAGGTTCCTCTTGATGCGCAACAGCGCCTCGGTGCTGTAGCGCTCGGGGTGGATGCCCGTGTTGTGCACCCGGGTGCGCAGCGCCCCCTCGGGCACGGGCGTGCTGGGGCCGATCTGCACGATGCTGTCGTCGGGCAGGATGTACTCGTCGCCCACCTCGTTGATAGCGGGGTACTTGACGATCTCGAACTGGTCACCGTCGCTGCTCTCCATGGCCTGCTGGATACGCCCTGCCCAGTCCGAATCGTGCCACCAAGTCATAATACCAATCACGCCGCCCCCGGGCGCGAGCCGGGTGTAGGCGGTAGACAGATACCATTCCCATGTGTTGTCGCGGATGGTGGTGGAGTCAGCCGCCTCCATATCCTTGACCAAGTCGTCGAGCAGGAGGATGTGCGCGCCGCGACCGGTGATGCCGCTGCCTACACCAGCTGCGAGGTAGCCGCCGCCCCGTGTGAGGTTCCAGTTCTCGGTCGACTGGCTGGAGGCGTCGAGCACCGCGTCGGGGAACACTGCCGAGTAGGCCGGGTTCCTCATCAGGTCGCGCAGGTAGCGGGAAAAGGTCATCGACAGGCTCGAGGTGTGGCTTGCGGCGATGATTTCCCAGTCAGGGTGCTGCCCGAGCACCCACGCGCCAAGGTGGCGCGAGCCGATCTCACTCTTACCTGAACGCGGGGGCATCATCAGGAGTAGCCGAGGCTCTTCCCCCCGCTCGACCTGACACACGAAGCGCTCCAGACGTCGGCAGATGTCGGAATGGACCCATCCGGCCTTGTACTTGGGCCTGAAACGCTGGATAAACGGCAGCAGGCGACGTCGGGCGAGCTCGCGAGCGGCCAGCTCCTGCTCGGGAGAGCGCGCCGCCACCTCCATGTCGAACATGGGGGGCTCGTAGGGCAGGCGGTAGGCGTCTTCGACGGCCTGCTGAGCGGCCTCCGACGCCTCGCGGGGCAGGTCCGTGGGGGTTGGTACGGGTGACGGCGGAAAAAGCTCGTCTATGGCGGCTTTCGTCGGCGCTGGGGGCTTTTTTTCACGTACCTTGGGTGCTGCTTTGACCTTGGGCTGCTTCGGAGGGATGTCCTTGAGCCTGAGCGGGCGGTTCATTTTGACCTCATCCATGTCGAACACCGACGAATGAGGTACTTCAACGAAGAAATATTTAACGGTATGGGTGTGCGAAACGAATACCATTTCCCTCGAAACTCGATCCAGACGAGGTAGCCCAAGTCTTCGATGCAAATTTTCATTGCAGCACCTCACCGTCGATCACCCGGGCGCGACCGGCAGCGATTTCGAGCAGTTCTTGGTCGGTCATCTGCTGGAACTTCGACTGGAGCACGCCTTGGTCTGTCGTCAGCTCGATGCGCTTGGTCTCGGGGGCGTAGTAGCCCATCATCTTGGCGATCTTGTCCGCGCCGTTGATCATCTGCCCGGGGTCGGCCAGCACACGCGCCATGTCGATGGCTTCGAGGAACATGTTGAGCACATCGAG